TAACTTTGCCTTTTTTGGTGGTGCTGCTACTTCGACCAACGGATACTCACCTTTATAGGGCACGTATTTTGGTCTGCCATATCCTACGATGACATCGGCTGTGCGCACCTTTAGCAATACCATGCCGCCGTTGCGTTGATCCCCGCCACGTGATGTATTGCCCTCAACTACCAAAATGTTGTTGCCATCGCGTCCGACCACAATGCCTACGTGACTGATGCGATCTACGCCATCATGCGGAAAATCCATGAACGCTAAATCACCACGTATAGGCTCATTAAACCATCGAGCCATTTCTTTAAATTTATGCGCTCCGGCAGCTGTACCGACGACGCTGTGATTTTTAACCCCAGCTTGTGCCAGTACCCAATTGCAAAACGATCCACACCAAGGCAGTCCGTCGGCCTTCATAAATTTGCCGTACTTTGTGATGTTTTCCGGTTCTTCAATTACACCTTGCTCACCTAAAGCAATGCTAATTGCTAAGGCTGCCGTGCCGTTAGGAAAGGTCGTGATCTGCATTAAAAACCTAGGGCTTTTAAGTCATCAGAGGTCAAACCAAGGGCAATTAATTTGGCTTCTGCTGATGCTTTCGCTTGAGCTTTCGCTTCAACTTCTGCTGCCATTTCACTTTGCACTTCAGGCCATAAATCATCAAGTTGTTTTTTCGTTGGTTTACTTGTATCAGATAACCAGACTAAACCTTGATAATCATCTCCATTTAATGTCCATTCAGAGCCTACATATTTTCTGCTTAAAATCGCTGCGTAATCTATCATTATGCACCTATCTCTAAAACTGTGATTGTGGATGCTGTTCTTGACCTTGTGGCTTGGTCGTTATCACTATTTGTCCTGTTTACATAAGAACTTCCAAAATTACTTTGCATTTGAAACTTATAGGTAACAGCACTTGTTGTTGCAGGATTATCCAAATATGAACCAGAAACAACTGTTCCTACGATAACGCTTGCAATTGAAAATGGATCGCCCGTTGCAGGACTTCTACTTCCTGCTGCATCGCCGACGCTGATTGCAGTTGAATCTCTCATTAGTCTGGCTTGTGCAAGGCTAACTCCAACATCTTGTGTGCCTGAAAGATTAAATAAAACTAGAATTTTACTGGAAACCGAGGATGGAGTTATTGAAACGCTTAACCCTGTGATATCAACAAAAGTTGATGAAGAAGTGCTAAATGTATCACTTTTAGTTGTTGAAACTACCTGCAAAACTTTGCCGCCGCCTGCTGGTGCCGCCCATTTAATGCCCGTAGCTGCTGTTGAATCAGCTGTTAATACATGTCCGTTTGTTCCGACTGCAAGGCGCGCTGGAGTGTCGGACGCTGTAGCTGTAATGAGATCGCCCTTAGCATCGACGATAGCGTTCTGAATCGCATTTGAGTCATCTTGAGCGACCCAAATAAAATCCATATCAGTGTTGCTATTTTTTGCTAATACTTGTCCGCTTGTGCCGCCTTTGAGATCAACCAAAGACGCATCAATTGAATCACCAAGTGTTTCGATAGCTGTCGCGCCATCTTTTACAAGGTCTGTTGATGTTGGTACTGACCAACCAAAATTTGGTGTTGTTGTTGCCATTAAGCTACGACTCCAATCGCGTTAAGCCATGTCAATGCTGGGTTTATGGTATTCCATGCTTCAGCTGCGTTTACCTGATTCCATTTTACGGCAACCTGACTGAAATTGACCGGTGACGCGTTGAACGTAATGGTCAAATTGTTCAGGCTTGCCCTAAACGTCCAGCCCTCTATGTAGCCCTCAAATGACCCATTGGCAATGTTTATAGGCAGGTTTTGTATCCATACAGGCTGACCCATAAATATGTTGATAAGGGCATCTCTGTCCGCATCGTCAATTTCAGGGTTGCCTAGCTCAAATGTAATGCTTTGAAATTTGGGGGTTGGATCAGCACGTAAAGCTACAATCCGGTCGGCAAATTCCTCGGCATCAGCGGCATTCTTGATGCTGGAAAGAAAAGCCTCGCCGTATAGCCCGTAGGTAGTTTGACTGTCTAAATCTTGAGCCGTGTATATGTGCTGGCCATTACTACCATAAGTAATTACATATTTGTTGCGGATGTCACCAGCACGGGTTGTGACGGCTAAGCCATATCCGTTGGCATGGTTGGCATCTAGCGTTGTATATCCATTTGCCGCTAGGTAATCCTGTCGATGAGTTGAATCCGCATACCCAATATATCCATTTGCTTCCTCGTATAAAACTCCTAGCGCGGAATTAGCTATTTGTGCGCATAAACTATAAACATCTGTTTCATTTGATGATCTTGCAATCATTAAGAAATCACCTGGACGATCTACTTCACCAAGCCCAAGATTTAGTGCTTGCGCCCATGTACCGGTTGCCGGTGTGTACGTTGCCCATGTAGTTGCCGCCGGTACTTCTTGCCATTCACCAAATAAATAGCCGGACAATAAATGATATATCTGATCGCCATCCTCATCTTGAGATAGCACTCCATTATCGACTAGCTTTGGCAATTTAGATAATGCGCCTAACGCTGTAATTTGTGCAGCTGTTGTATTGCCCAGCGCGCCAGTCTGATTGACGGCAATTGTAAAGTCTGAAATGAAACCACCAAATATCGGCACATATGTGGCAGTTGAGTCTGTGACCTCGATGGTAATTTGTGTGCCTACTGTAAAATCATAAATGCTGTTATCAAAGTTAAGCAATTGCAACTGGCAATAACCTGCAACTGGCTGTGAGTAAATGTCTGTGCGGCCTGACGTAATGGTCACGTTGGCTACTGTGACATCAGTTAATTCAACGCTGTTTATCAGCACCTTGTAACTGGGGGTATATGCGGTCATGCAAAGACCAATCCTGAACCGCCTAGCGTGCCGCGAGCTGATGAGTCATTAAGTAAACCGACAATTTGGCGGGCTGTCGATTCAGGATCAATTGCCCCATTAACTGTAATGCTCGTAGTCCTGCCAGCTGCAAAGCGACGCATCCGCTCATCTGATTCGTCTGCTAATGGCACATAAGGCACTGCAACTGATGGCGCAGCTGAAATCATTGCAGCCTGTGATGTCGATGCCATTGATGCAGTGGACATCGATGCCCCGCTAAAGAAGCCACCAATTGATCCGGTAACGCCTTTGACCGCATCAATAATGCCCTTAATTCGATTGTAAATATTTGTTATCAAACTTACAAGGTTGGCAAACTGATCGATGATTTCTGACAATATGCCGCCTAATAGTCTGAAAGCCCCGCCCAAAGTCTTGCCCAAAATAGGTGCAAGTACATCGCGGGCAAACTCGCCAATGTTTACCATTAAATTAAAAAATGGCTGTAAATCTTCATTGTTGCGCTGGATTGACCCGCGCACGCTGTCAAACGCTGATTTAAGTCCATTGAGGATAGGCTGAATAAATAGCAATACTGGCTGCAATTTGTCGCCAATGTTTTCTGTAAAATCTTGTATTGCTGGCACAACCTTGTTTACGATTGTCTCAACCAGCGGCGTAATAGCTGTGAGGATAAATGCGCCTACTGTTTCCTTGCCTTCATCAAAAGCAATTTGCAAGCGTGTTAATTTGCCCTGAAATGTGTCGGCCTTTGCCGCAGCTTGATTTTCAAAAGTATCTGCAAGTTTGGCTGTAATGTCATCTAGGCTCATGGTTTTTAGCTGTGCGGCAGTCAAGCCAATGCCTAGTTTGGCAAGCGCGCCTGTATTGCCTTCTGCGGCCTTTGCCATTGCATTTGTGACGGCTTCAAGCGATTTACCCGAGCCGGCTGCAACATCGATGGCAACTGTCTGTAGCTTCTGCGCCTTTTCAAGATCACCTGTCGCACGTGCCAAACGCTCGATAGATGGGCGTAGCTCGTCATCTGTAACCCCAAAGGCTAAAGATGTCTTTGTGATGTAGTCCTCTGTTGCCGATATTTGGGCTTCAGTAGCGCCTGTGACGTTTTTTAAGGTGATGGCTAACTTCTGCTGTGCGGCTGCGTCCTCGATGGCTGCCTTGACTCCGTCAATGGCTAATTTGCCTGCATAGGCGGCGGCGGCTGCTCCGGCTGCTGCAAAGGCTAATCCAGCCTTTTTGCCAAAATCGCCAACCTTATCGCCAAAGGTTTTGACCTCGGTATCAGCTGATTTAAGGTTCTTTGTAAAGTTATCAACGTCGGCTAATAGCTTGAGCGTTAATGCACGTGTACCTGTAGCCATTAGCCCCACTCCTTCAATATCTTGCTAAATGCTGCGCTCCAGCGTTCTACGATTTCCGGTTGGATTTTGCGTAGCGTTGGATAAATAAACCAACCTTTTGACCCTCGACCTTGACGGCCTGACCATACTGGAAACTGCTTATATTTATTCGATCCAAATTCTGACCCGCCCCAAATAGCTCGCGTGGTTGCCCCGCCGCTAAATTTCTGTGATGCAAATCCATAGGTAATCTCACCTATGCGGCTTGACTTCTTTACCTTTGACCCTTGTGCAATGCGTCCAGCTACTTTGCGACTTTGTAGGCCGTTGGCAGTTTGGATGACCTCAACGCGTGCGTAATCAGCCAAATTACCAGACTGGCGTTTAGCTTCTTCTTGCCCTGCTTCGTCTAGGTTTTTCAATGCCTTAAACACTGCGCGCAGTTCAGTTTGGTCAAGGGCAATGGGATCGCTCACTTGTTCCTCGCTTCCAAAACTTCGACTGCGGTTAAAATATCCTCTGCGGTTTGCCAATGCACCATCGGTATTTGTGTGGCAATTGCCAACTCAATTAAGAGTCGGCTGATGCTTCCGCTGGGATGGCTTTTGGGTCTGTGTCACCTACCTCAACATCGCTGACTGATTCCATCCATGCGTCAAATGGCTTGGTTGGCTTGCTGCCTGCGTCGCGCTTCATAGCTAGGTGTGCCACGTACAAAATATCCCACATGCCGCCAAACTGGGAGATAACTTTTTTAGTGGTCATCTCCCAGCGTGCGTAATCAGGCGGGCGTACCATGTAGGTTGCTTCTGATCCATCTATGTATTTAATTGTTATCTGCTGTTGCATTTCTTTGCTCCCGTCTTTTGTTTTTAGCTAAATGTCTCTGTGACTTCGCCCTTTGGTACTAAGAAAGTAAATGACACTGTCTGTGCATCCATACCTGATCCACCGACTGTTGGATATGAAGGCTTGATAGGAAACACAAATTGTGCGCCTGTAGCGGATGTCAATGTTACCGAAATGTCTGTATCCGGTGCGCTATCGCAAGCTGTCCAAATAGCCTCACATACAGATGAGGTTTTGCCCCAGTCTGCAAGCATGTCTAGCTGGAAAGTAGCTGTGACGTTGGTGGTCTTGTACGCCTCGCCATCTAGTGTCTGATATGTCTGACGATCTAATACTTTTGTAAGTACCGCGTTTGTGGCCTGTGCTTCGATGTCCGTTCCACCAGTAAAGGACAAAGAAATATCGCGGCCGGTGATTACTGTTGTTGCCATGATGTCTCCTTATGTTGTTTGTGTGTAGTAGGTAGAAACTCGAACATCAGCGATTAGCAGAGTCGATGCTCCAACTTGTGTAACTGTTGGTCTTTCGACCACGCTGACAACGTACCCAACTGGGATCACTGCCAGCACACTCATGATTAGCTGCTCGATATTGTCAAGCGATGCTGGGTTGCTGTTATACGCAACCGCGACTGAAATAGTAAAATTGATTTTGCAATGCAGCGTAGTTTTGTTGATTGTCTCAAGCTCAAGATATGGCGTATCCGGCACGACTACTACCGCAGGTGGGATGATGGTTTCAGGCACATAGCTATACACATTGCCTGCAACGCTCGCTAGGGCTGTGGCTAAAGGTGTGCGTACTTGACTAAGGATTGTTGATGCTGGCATTTATTGACACACTGTCTCAACATCTAAAAACGGCATAAGCAAGGTTGATACGCGGTTGGTCAAGCTTCGACCCATGCGATAAGGCGTAGCAGTAAAGTCCACGCCCTCAATTTGTCCACCGGCTGCTACGCGTGACTGAAATACCTCAACGCTTTCTGCCAAAATTGCTGACTCAATTGCGTCGTTGCCTGCATAAATTTGTGCGGCAGAATATCCTGAAAGCGTCGCTGTGCCTGTTGGCACGATAGGGCGCAAGGTCACATCTGCGTTTGTGATTGCAGCTGTAAAGTAAAAATTGCCAAGTGAGGCATCAAGTGTTGAATTTGTATCCACAACTGTGACTGTTGCGCTAAATGGCGCAGGTAAGCCAGCCACGACAACTGATTGTCCAGTCACAAAGTAATGACCGCGAGCTGTGTAATAGGTAGCGACGTTTGAGGTTAGTTTGTAAGCATTAACCGCTGATGTATTTGCAACCAACAT